TGGTAATACTTGTGGTAATACTTGTAGTAATACTTGTAGTAACTGTCATACTGTAAAATATGAGGGTACACGTAATACAGTAGATGGAAGAGTAGTATTTAGTGATAGGGATAGTTTGAAATAAAAAAAGAGATGGGAAGTAGTCAATCAGAATACAGTAATAATGTTAATAGGAAGAAGATTGCTGTAGGTGATACAAAAGATAGTAACATAAATGCAATAGGACAGAGGGTGTTTGAGTTAGGTACTATACCAAAGGTATCTATTAATCTCTCTGAATATTTGCGTTTACAGGGGATTGAGAGGGAATATAAACATTTACAAAAGAAACAAGATAGGTTAGAGGTAGTTGAGCCTATAGATTGTTATGGTGCTTTAAAAGATAATCTATATAATGAGTTAGAGGTGCTATATACAAAGTATCGTGGTTGTTTTATATGGGATTTATCCAATATTTTATGTGGTATGATAGCATTTTATATTGAGAAGTATCTTGAAGAGGCACCAATTAGTTTTGAAGATGAAGAGTTTTATAATGATTTAAAGTATATATCTGATACTATGCATCATTATTTTACTAAAGGTGATGTTGATAGAGATGATGATGTAGAGAGTGTTAAAATAGCATTGGAGTTGTTACAAAAGCATGTATTTAGTTTGTGGACTTAATGATGTATATGTGTTGATATATAGCATTAGCTTGTTTGTCATTCTTATTGGTATTTACATATGGGTGTGCAAACAATCAAAATAATAATCAACAGAATCAAATACAAGATACAAAACAAAAGATAGTCTATGTATGTCATAATTTAAAGGAGAGTAAAAAGGGTGAGAAATAATATAAATATCAATATGTGTAGGTGGAAAAGTGAGAGTACATTTAAAGATATTCGAGCACGATTAGAGTTATTATCTAGTGTGGTAGTAAGTGGTGACTATAATTATACGTATACATTTGATAATGCAATTTTTAATACATATAATTATAAAGGCATTGAGCTTATTTCATTTTATGTGTGTTGTGATAGTCATATCAAAGTTACCTATAAGTATTTAAATGCAATTATGACTAAGGTGATTAAATTAGTCCAACAAGAGAATACTAAAGAGTGGGTGTTTTATCTAGATTCATTTTCAATATTGAATGAGTTATTCTCTACATTACCTAATTATGTTGATTATATCGATGTACATACATTATATAATGGTTCTGAGTTTGTAGAAAAAGTGTATCTTGAAGTAGTTGATACTTATCATATAAATAGGTATGTAGAGTCAGGTAAATCATTTGTAAAAGGATATAATAACTTTGTTCGTTTCTATACTGTTGATTTTGATGTTACAGATGCACAGGATGAAAATAAATGTTTCGTAGAGTCTTTACTTAATATAGATTTGTTTAAGAGAGAAGAGAAAAACATTTCTAATTTGAATGAAGTTGTTAAATATGTTAGTGATTAAGAGTTATAAAGTAGGTTAGTATGGGATATTCAAGTATTATAGATTCATTAGTTAATGAAGATATGTCTAGTATTAATAAGAAAAATACATTAAATGATGCTGAGGCATTAGTTAGTGGTATTTTGAGTGGTAAGCTCTCAAAAGTTAAAAAGACTTGTGTAGATGATAAAGATTTAAAAATGTTATTCAATAAGTCTAAGTTAGGTAAGAATAATAAAAAGAATTTAGTTGCTAAGTATAGTAATAATGTGTATGGAGATACTAAATATAGATGTCTAGTTCAAATATATTCTGTTGGTAAGGAAGAATATATCACTTTCACATTTAATTGTAATGACTATTTAGGTTTCGGAATTTCTTATATTTGTCATTATGATACAGATACATATGGTAGTGCTACAACAAGTTTAGATTTTGATGCTGGTGAAGTGTATTTTAGTGATATTGAAGATGGTGTATATGGTAAAATTGAAGGGATTACACTTTATGACTTAAAGAAAGATGAATATATTGGAAATAAAGATAATGCAAGTGCTAAAATATTCAACAATTTTGCCAAAAACATTGTAAAAGAGATTCCTAGTTTTAAAGATGTATTTGAAGAATATGCAGATGGGTTTGAAGATTGTAGGTTTAGGGTAGAAGTAGATTATGAAGAATATGGGGTGTTTGTAGGTATTGTATTCATTTCATCTGAAGATGATTTTTGTGAATTAGTGTATGATGAATTAGAAGATACGAAAGAGTTTTTAGTTAATTCTTATAATGGAGAATTATCATTTGAAGTACGTATCTAGTCTTTAATAGGTGTATTATTTTTATGTTGTAAGGGGTTTGTGTAGTGTGTATTCATAGGGATGTAGAACATAGGACACGTTCTTATACTGATAATCAAGAAGTGATTCAAAGTCATAAGGAAGTGTTAGATAATATAGAGTATATATGGGGTTGTTATCCTGAGTTACGTTTGGGGCAGCTATTATGTTATATCTCTAGTGAGGTATTAGGTACATCAGACCCCTTTTATTTACCTGATAGTCGATATGAGTTGTTTAAAGATACAGTAGCAGATAGGTATAAGAATCTATGAGTGATGTCAAAGAGTATATATTGAGTTGGATAACATACTTTAAGTTATGTGTATATGTTGAAGTAATGAATCATATACAGAGGAGTTCTACTCAATATTATCAGTATATAATTAATAACTCTTTTAAAGAGCTATTTAGAGTCTATGGTGATTTTGTTGATAAGAGTTATGATGAGGCATGTTCTAAACTAGAAAAAGAAATAGATATTACTGATGATGAGGGATATAAACAATATTTAACTGCTTATATGGAAGGACTTAAAAAACAATATACCTTTGGAAGAAATTTAAGGGTTCAAGCTATGAATGATTGTGATACATTTATGAAGGAATTAAAGTGTTATGAGTTCATTAAAAAAGATTAGTATACTATCTGTAATATTGATTACTATGAGTACTGTAGGATATGGTGCTACAGTAGTTGTGCCTAGAGTATCTGTTGTAAGAGTGCCTACAAGTAGACCAACTGTCAATACACCTAAACCTAGTGTAACTAAAAGTACATCTAATACATCTAATAAGGGTAGTAATGGTACCACACCTAAATCTAGTGAGAGTAAGAGTTCTACTGTAGAGAAGAGTTTTAGTGAGAGTAGTGGACGTTCATCATTTTTTGATAGTATGAGTGGTGCAATTACTGGTTCATGGTTATATAATTCATTATTTAATAATCATTATAGTAGTAACAGTAACACTAATGATAATAAAGAATCTCCTAGTGAGGGTAGTGATGATTCATGTGGATTATGGGATTGGATAACTAATAATATTGAATATTTAAAACGAGTATTATTAGGGGAGTAATATATTATGAATACTAAAGATGTTAATGATACTATACAAACACTATTAAATCTTGATAGTGTTGAGTTAGAGGATTATTGGATATTCAAAGTCGATGATTCTTTATTTGATAGAGTTGATATCATATTAGAAGAAGATGGTACTGATACATATCGAAGATATATTTATAAATGTGTAGATGGTAAGTATTATGAATATGCATACTGGGAAGATTACTTTGGGGATAGATATGCTTTTAGTTTTAGGGAAGTTAATAGAGTACCTAAAGTTGAGTATGAGTGGAAATAGTATAATATAAAAAGTTTTTATGAGATAGTGCAGATATGTAATAATATTTGTATTATCTCTTTTTTGTTATATTTAGTATAATAAAAGTGTAATAGTGGTTCTTAATCTAAAAGGAGATACTAAAATGATTCCAAGCTATGATTTAATGTATGTAATAACTAAAGAATGTATTTCATATCTACAAAGTGTATGGGGTAATGATGAATGTGAGGATTGTACATTTGAAGATATATACTGTTGTCTAATGATTGCTGTTAATGATGGTTTATTAGATATACCTCTTTACATTAAAGAATCCAAAGAATACTATAAAACAAAAAGGGAAGTAAACTTTAATAAGTATATGTTAGATGTATTGTTAAAGATGTATGAAGAGAATAAAATGAAGTATACGTATAAAGTTGATAACGTAACATATATTTCTGATGAGTTCTATGTATTAGAGAAAGAGTTAGAAAAGTTAGTAAAGGGGAATTAATATGATGAATCTAAAAGTACCTAGTGATGAGTTAATTAGAGATATCGTAGTAATATGGAAAGAATGTTGTGAGTTTAGTAAGAATACTGGATTAGATATGGATAGTGATTTTATATTATGTGGGATATTTGATGAGTTAAGTTGTGGTGCTATTGGATGTGCATTATATCAACAGGAGAAGAAAGATTATCTTAGATTATTTGATTGTGGGTTTCATAAAGCTATTTATGATAAGATTATGAGTATCTACGATGTAAATAAACATAAATACAATAATACTTTTAATTATGTGGAAGTAGTATCTAAAG